TTAAAAGTTTAAATACAATGGAAAAAATTATAAATAAAAATAAAAATTTATTGTGGGATGGGTGGGACGTTATTGATTTGAAAGAATCAGAAGTCGCAAAAACATCGCCTATGGGTATTAGAGTAAAAGATAAATGGTATTTGCATAGAATTTATAAGCCTGGTCGTAATGGTTGGGATATACCTAACAAGTATAAGGATTAGTCTTGAAGCAGCATTTGTGGAAAGATGAAGCCTTATGTTTAGGGATGGATAACAACATATTTTTTGATAAATATGAAGATCACGAAGGATCTAGAAAAGATGTTGATTCTCTTTGCAAGCAATGTCCAGTTAGAAAAATATGTTTTGCCAATGGTGTTTCTGGAAAAGAGTGGGGCGTTTGGGGCGGAGTATATTTAGAAGGTGGAGAAGTTTCAAGAGAATTTAATAAACATAAAACCAAACAAGACTGGTCAATGACTTGGCAAGCCTTGACAATGGAATAAAATGTATACAGATATTATGCGTAAGGCTGTTCACTCAATTACACCGCCCAAAGGTTTTGGCGTTACAATTATTGACAATGAGCACTTTCTTACAGTAAAATTAGATGAGAAAAAGTTTTTACACATGGGGCATGATGATAAAATATCAGCACTCCAATATGTGGTAAAACTAAAAAAAGCCTTAGAGCATTGCGGGGCAATAGTTTTAGTGACTAGAGAGGCAGTAAAATGAAAAAGAAAATAATCATATTAGTATTATCAACAATATCCATTCTTGTTGCTATTAATTTATTTTTTGCTTCAAGACTTAGCCAGTTATCAGATTTAGATTTATTTGAAATTGAAGAAGACGACTAATGCAAACATTTTTGCCGTATAAGGACTTTGATCAATGCGCTGAGTCTCTTGACAATAAACGTCTAAATAAACAAATATTAGAGTCTTATCAAATACTAAAAGTTCTGTCTGGCCAATCACCTTCAGGTGCATGGCGTAATCATCCAGCAGTATTAATGTGGAAAAATGCTGAAAAATCATTACGAATATACACAAAAGCCATGGTTAGAGAGGCCGTCCTTAGAGGTATTAAGACAGACAAGAATGAGGCCAATATAGAGGCTCTGGAGGCCGTTTCTGGGCATCTGTGGGGCACTAGTGAGCCAGTCTGGAGCAAGGCATCTCATATAAATCGTGTAAATATTACCCATAGGGCTAATCTTTATCGTAAAGATCGTATTTATTATTCAGAATTTTATAAAGACACACAGAGTGAATATAACAAACCATGTTGTGATAAGTGTTTATATTATTGGACAACGCATGCTATTAGGAATAGAGTAGAATAGATACTATGGAAATGATTTTTTTGGTATTTTTTGTTACCCTATCTTTTTCTTTTGGACTGTCATATTGGGCAACGCTCAGTAAATTAAAGAAGTCTAACTTGTTACTGGCTGAACTTTTTATAAAAAACAGAGCGCTTGAAGAATTAAATAATCAAGCAAATAATGGTATCAATATGTCTGACGATACATTACATAAAGAAAATTTTATAAAATTCCTATCTGATTCTAGAGATTGGGCCTTTGAATATATTGAAGATGTTCAAAAAAGTTTGACTCAATTTGTTAAAGAGGTTGATCAAAATATTAATTATTTTATTGAATTTAGTTCTTTACAAGAAGGCAATTTCTTAGATGATGATATAAAAAAAATATCTGTTGCATACCTAGATTTAAAAAAGTTTTTGCCAAATGAATCAGAAATAAAAAATACATAATGGAGTTTTACTATTTCGGTGGAAATTTTACCCCAGGTTTTTTAGATAGGATAAAAAAATCTAAATTTGCAGGTGTTATGTTTACATATGATGCAACACAGGGAGATATATTTACACAAATAGCACAACAAGTAGAGCCAAATGAAAAAATAAAATATTTAGTTGCAATAAGGCCATATAGCATTTCTCCACAATATCTTTGCATGATTAATAAAAGTATGTCTGAAATATTAAATGGTAATAGATTGCAAATAAATTTTATTTCGGGATATATAAAGGACCATGAAAAAACTTTTGGCGGTATTGTTGGGCAGGTAAATGACGAATCAAATAAAACTGATAAATTTAATTATCTTGTTGAAAGTATAGATATTTTAAATAAAATGGAAGGAAATAAGAGTAATCCATTAGATTTTTACATATCAATGACTAGTCCTATTTTACAAGAAACAGCAAACAAACATGATAGTAAAATAATTTTACCTTATAGAATTTATAAAAGTCAATTTTGGAAAGCAATTCATGATTTAAATGGTAAACTCATTGCGCCCCAACAACCTCTGAACTTAAACTTCAATAAAGTTATGTTGGCATTAACTCCTATTATTAGAAAAGATAAAACAGAGTTAGAAAAATTACCAAAAGAATATGCTTATCGTCCAGTTTGGCGTGAAGGAGAAATTTCAAAACAAGTGTCAGACGTTGAATTTTTTACTTATGATGAATTTGTTATTTTTATAAAAAATCTTAAAGAAAAAGGTATAACACAATTACTTTTAAATGCTTGGCCTATTGAAGAACTTGAAACAGTTAAACATTATGTAAATAAATATTGCATGTCGGAGGAATCTAAATGAAAGAAATAATTTTATCAATAATAACAGGTTTTGGGTGCGGTATCGTGTTTGCTGCATTCAAATTGCCAGTACCAGCACCACCAGTTTTTGCGGGAGTCGCAGGAATTATTGGTCTATGGATTGGCTATAAAACACTAACACAAATTATATCCTAGGAGGAATAATGAATAACATACTAAACGATAAAGCAAAAGCAATGTTGGCATCATACGGACGATCTGTACTTGGCGCAGTATTTGCACTTTACATGGCTGGCGTAACAGATCCAAAAGATCTATGGGCTGCACTAGTTGCTGCTTTAGCGCCAGTTGCATTGAGAGCGCTCAACCCTAACGACAAGGCGTTTGGCGTATTGCCAGACACAGGTGCTGTTTCGGATGCACTTAGCAAGATTGTACCTGCTAAAAAGGCTCCAGCAAAGAAAAAGGCTGTTGCTAAAAAGAAGTAGTTAGTTAATTAGGGGAGGCGAATTTACTAAAATAGATTCGCCTTTCTTAATTTTTATGATGGAGAAATATGGACTTTGTATATATATGTAAAGACGGAGTAAACGAAGAACTAAAGTATTCAATTAGATCTGTTGTTGAAAGTTTTCCAGAAGCAAGTATATGGCTTGTTGGTGGTAAGCCTGATTGGTATACAGGAAACTATATAAAAGTAGAGCAAAAAGATTCAAAGTATAAAAATGCTGTAAAAAATTTAGAAACAATTTGTCTTTCACAAGAAATATCAGAATCATTTATCTTAATGAATGATGATTTTTATATCATTAAAAAAATAGATAAAATAGAAAATTTTCATAGTGGCTTCCTATTAGATAAAATAAACCTCTATCAAAAATTAAATGGCAACTCTCAATACACCAGAAAACTTTCAGGCACATATAAAAAACTTAAAGCCCTGGGATTTGAAAACCCCCTAGACTATGAACTTCACGTCCCCATGATTATGGAAAAAGAAAAATTAAAGATAGTATTAGAACTGTTAGATCAATTTTTATGGAGATCTATATATGGAAACAAGTTTGATGTCGGTGGCGCACAGATGGAGGACGTCAAGGTTTATAGTTCTGGGCCATTAGTTCTTAAGTCTTATAATTTAAATATAGATAATCACACTTATTTATCTAGTGCCGATAGTTCATTTAATAATATATTTAATAAAATACTTAAAGATAAATTTATCAAAAAAACTAAATTTGAGAAATAAGTTCTAGGTATTTATTTTTTAATATTGTTGGTGCAAAATTGTTAAATCCTAAATCATAAGCCTGTTGTTTGTAATTAGTTTTATTACTAATAGACATATACTTGTCAATTGTTTGTGCTAACAAAACATTATTTGCTTCAAACAAATTAATCCTAACCTTTGTTCTAATTGTACCTATAGAGTCTGATTCAACTAACCAATCTTGTGGCAAGATCTGATTATTGGGTGAAACATTTGTCATAAAAACGGGAAGACCAGAAAGCAAAGCCTCATTCATTGGCAAACACAGTCCTGCATATCGTCTAGGTAGTACCATAGCATCAAAACCGTTATACAGGTCTTCCCTGTTTTCTGGATTGCCAATTTCAATCTTTAGCCTTGAGTCTGTTACATTAGTTACTATTTCACTTTGACTTCTAATTACCAATTCATAATCAGCCTTAGAGTGTTTTAACATATTAATTACAGTTTCAGTACCATTTCTATCTTTGGCTGCTTTCTTACCAGCAATGTGTAATAGTCTGTTATGTGATTTAGAAATGTTATTATTTTTTACAGTTGTAAATAACTCAGGAGTAGTCGGTGGCGGAAGATGAATTACTTTTGTTCTATCTCCAAACATGCTTTGAATTGTTTCAATTTGCCATAAACTAGGCGATAACAATACCGTTGGTAAGGGGAGTTCTGGGTTTGATAAGTGACCAAACAGTTCATAGTTATATTGAAGAATGGTTTTTACACCACGTTTATTTGCAAACCTTATAAAATTTTGATCGTAAAATGTTTCACAACTTAATACAACATCTACATCTCCCAAAAACATTTTTATTTGTTGAACAGAAGGAAAACCCTGTGTCTTAATACAACTGTATTGGTCATACCACTCTGGATGCTGTTTGTTGTTATTAAAAGGGGTAGAGTCAATTAAAAGAATCTTATCAGGACTAAGCATATTAACTAACTCTCTAGTCTGATTACCAAGGCCAGTGTTATCTGATCTTGCTATGATTCCTAGTCTCATTCTTTATACCCCCAAGTTTCATCGTCTACCGTAAATTTTCGGGTACCTTGACGACCATCTAAATGGTAAGAACGTTTAATATTACCTTCAGGGTGATAAATCCAAAGTTTATGCATATCCCAACCTTCTTGATTAAATACTTCATATGGAGATATATCGTCTTGAATTGCTCCATGAAATGTATCTTCTATAAAAAATTTATCCTTACATCTTGGAAGCACAATGTCTTTGTAATATTTTTTTCTACTTAAATGTGGTCGCTGACTCCATTGTATGGTTTTCATAAACCCATCTTCTAAACCAAACATAAGATGTTCGTGATCTTTTGGTATAAATGATTCATGATGAAAACGAATAGTGTTTGCTTTATTATATTCAAACATGTCCAAGCACTTATCCCAGTCTATTGGCACATCTGGAGTTAAAGGAGCATCACCTTCAACATAAAGTAATAGAGGTGTTTTAATTTCAGTAATTGTTTGACGCATCATGTTGGTTTGATGGCTATGTTCTTTAAATACAAAAGGTAAAATGTTTTTATCTTCATGTAAACACTTCCACAAAATACGATTTTTATATTCATCGTAATCTTTTTTACGGTTTTGTTGTTCTTCCCTAAGACCATCTATTTGCATAATAATTTCATTGTCTGGAAAATGAACACGAATATCACTAATGGTTTGTTCTATCATCTTTGTACTTGGGTGATCTGGAATTACAGATGTAGCCATAACAATTGTTATATCTCTTTTATGCATTTGCTTGCCTCATTAATTCATTAAATAAATCTCTTTTATATTTAATCCACCAACAAACTACTTGATGCATTTCAGATGTATAGTTATTTAATAATTCAGGCAATAACTTAGGTAAGTTCTGCCAATTTTCAACAGTATTTATTGAGTGCTCACCTTGAAATAAAAAATTAAAAAAATCTGTGCGTTGCATTTTTGAATCTAATTTATCTCCTACTGGTAAGCAAAGCATTTCAATTGCTTCATAGAATCTAAATGAATCAATAACCATTGCTCCGCTAGGGCAAGGAACAATCTTTGATAAAAACATTTTGTCGTAATATTGTTTTGGTTTTAGTCCTTCTGCAAACCCATTAGTTGGATTATAAAAAGAGTTTGGTATGTCAGGCATAACAGTTGCAAGTTCTTGTCTTCTTTGATGAGTTATCTGTCCCGAAAAAAATACATCATACGATTTATCTTGATACTCTGGTAAATTATTTGATAGGTGTTGTGGAACACCCAATGCTAATTTATTATATTGTGAATGTTTTCTGTGCGGGTATTGAATCCAAATCTCAATATTGTCATGCTTTATCTTATCAACCTTAAAGGTAGCACTTTCATCTCCAGTAATAAATAAAACTACCCTGCCTATTTTATTTAACTCTTTAGATATTTGATCTTCATAATCTACATTTTGAGGTCCAGGAATCACAACAAAGGCTCTATCTACATTGGGCAAAGTTGTTACTCTGTCTGGTTTAATCTTGTTTTTATTAAAAAATTGTTTTAATAAACCGTAATCCCATTTATCAGCAGCACAATCTTCTTGTTTA